CCTCCAACGAGTACGACCAAAAACTCTACGACCTCATCCGCCGCCGCACCCTAGCGTCACAAATGTCGGCAGCGAAATTGGAGAAGACGACGGTAACGATTAACATTAAGGGCAGAGAATTATCTGCTCACGACAAAACATCTGCACAAACCCGAGAATTGAACGACGATGAGGCGCGGCGCGGCGAGGACTGTCTGAGCGAAGCGAGTTCCGCAGCTGCCCGAGACGAATCGGAGAGAGAATCTCGGCGTGCGGAAGCCGTTTTGAGGGGAGTAGGTAATTCTTTCAGTCATTTATACTTTGAAGCCAAAGGTGAAGTCATCACCTTTGATGGATTCCTACGCGTCTATGGCGGCGGCAAGGACGAACTCTTGCCAAAACTCCACACCGGCGACACGCTTGAAACGCATGACATCACCGCTCGCCAAACCTTCGCCCGGCCGCCGAGCAGATACACCGAAGGCTCATTGGTTAAGAAACTCGAAGACCTCGGCATCGGCCGGCCAAGCACCTACGCTACCATCATCGACACCGTGCAAACCCGCGGCTATGTCGAAAAAGGCGACAGCGAAGACCAACCACGAGATGTCATCATCCTCAGCTACAACGGCGAAGAAGTCAGACGCGACGTCATCCAGGAAAAAACTGGCTCCACCCGCGGCAAACTTATCCCGACGCCGAGCGGAGAATTGATCGCTGACTTTTTGACAGACCATTTCACGCAAATCGTTGATTATGATTTCACCGCCAATGTCGAAACCGAATTTGACAAAATTGCCGCTGCCGCTATCTTGTCCAAAGGAGCAACATGACACTTTTCGAACTTCTTATAATCATTATGCTTTCGATCTGTGTACTGAACCTGATCGCTCTTACGGTGTTCGATTAATTTTATAATCAGTCCCTATAGTGACAGAAAGGAATAAAGATGGAACCTTCTAACGAAACAGTAACCATCGACGACGTCATCGAGTCACATCTTGAGACAATGACTGCATCCGATCTCGGCTATGAAGCGTATCACCAAATGATTGCTGACTTGGACCGTTTGGCCGCCGCTAAAGAGCGCATCGCGCCTGCTAAGCGCCCAATGTCCAAGGACGCAATCCTCGGAGCTATTGCTAGTGTTGGGACTGTGATCGTGATCGTTGCCGCAGAACATGTGGCCCCCCAGTTGTCGAAAGCATTCAGCTTCGTCCCGAAGCTCTTCCGCTGACCCTTCTACCGCCCTACCCTAGTGGTAGGGTTTTCGTTCTATCAGAAAGGTAATCATGGGTTTCTACGATTTCATGTGCGTGTTTGGGGTAAGCGCTCTCGTGACCTTGGTGTTTTTCCTCGTACTGCTTCTCACTGAGCGATGAGTAAGAGAGGCTTCAAGCGCCCAGAACGGGTACTTCGCCAGTGGTGTGAAGAGATACACACCAAGCAGCCTAATGAGCGGGTGATCATATATTTTGACGGGCCGTGGGTGCTCGAGATCGATCCCATCGGCGTCGTCAACCCGCCAGTCAACACACTCACCGACTGGCTGGTGTTGGGCCTTCGGATCCGCGATCTTGTCGCCTGGCTGTTGAAACAGGAGGGATTTTACGGGCTCGGAGGAGCCAAAAACGACTTTGAATGGAGGCTCTATCGTGGCGCTAACTGAAATGCCACAGCCTAACTCGAGAAACAGTAAGCAGCCCAGACAAGTTACGCCCGTCGCCCAAGCTCGCCTTGCCGAGAAGCGCGGGAGTCGGCTGAAGAGTGCACTTGTCGCCGAGACAGGCAGGGCGCTGTTTGAGTACGCCATCTACGACGTCGTCGTGCCGATGGTCAAGGACGCGGCTGCCGCAATGTTCAACCGAGCGTTGTATGGCGACGGGCGCGGTTACCCCGTTAGTAGAAGCTCGTCTTACGGGCGGACTGACTACGGCGCATATTCTCGCCCCCGTACCGACGGCTCGGTTCGAGACCCTCGACGGGAACTCTCGGCCCGCGTCAAATCGCAACACGACTTCGACGAGGTTGTGTTTAATGACCGAGCTGAAGCGGATCTGGTTCTCGAACGGCTCATGGACCTGATCGACACCTATGGCTCTGCGACAGTCGCGGACTTCTACGACCTGGCCGGGATATCCACCGATTATCCCGACAACGACTGGGGATGGGAGCGTCTAGGCGGTGCGGCCATTCGCCGGACTCGGGCTGGTTATATTCTCGACTTGCCCAGGCCCGTTTCGATTGATCCGAGGAGGTAAAATGGATATCACAGACACGCACACCGTAACTCCAGACGAAGCTTCGTATGAGGTCACGAAGGCGCTGCTGCCGTTCTTGATCGAAGCGGGCACCCCTGTCTATATCTGTCGAGACGGATGGGTGCTCGCGGTGTCGTCGTCCATTGGCGGCCCACCAACGGAAGCGACAGAAGAGTATTATGAAGAGAGTTGGCGTTCTCTGGTAGACGCCGTCATGTCATACGCCCACGCGTCTGGCAAGTTCGTATATACAACCACTATAGTCGTGCCTGAGCTCGGAACATGGTGGGTAACTGTCGAGCCCAATCGCTGAAAGAAAGGTAAAACACATGGCCGAACGGCAATTCAAATTTATGAATGCGGCCGAGGCACAGGAGCTGCTCTTTAAAGAGGTCTGTAAAGTGCTGGAGATAACAACCGGTCCAGCGCTTTACCAGTTCGATGGCGTTCGCCTATCAATTCAAACCAAGTACGGTAGCCCCAGGGGCTACGCGTTGGAGCCCCCGCCCAACTGGGAGGATCTGACCTACGCGCTGACTGTTCTACAAGTTATCATCGGGGCTGAGGGATGGGAACGCGCCATTCAGCGCGAGGACGGTGAAATCTTCACCGTTGATCTTGAGCGCGAGGGTGGTGTAGTGTGACAGACAACATATATGAACCCGACACCCTCGGTATGATTGAAGCCGATCGCGAATACGCCAAGCACCGCCTGGAAATGGTCTGGGCGACGTCTATCACTACTATCGAATCATCCGACGACATCACCATCCGAATCAAAAAGTTCAAGGAAAGGACTCAGTAATGGCGACCAATCAGATGGAAGAAATGACGATTCTCAAGGCCCGCGACAAGGCACTCGGCGCAATCATTGAGCGCTACCCGTTCGCCAACCTCTGCGTCGAGGGCGACGGTATCGTTCTCCAAGTCGTCGTCTCCGAGGGCTCGACTGAGGCTCTCGCGCTCGATGCCCAGCGACTGGGATCTGATTGGGCTGAGCTCGTTGAAAGCCTGAACGACTTGGCGCACTATGCCCTGGCGATACCCGATTACGGGTATCACTGGATCAACAAAACATACCGCCGGGACTGGTTCCTATCGCGCAAAAACTGACCAATACGAACATATTCAGAAAGGACCTAAAAATGACCACTTGGCAGCAGGATCAGATCGACAAGCCCTGCCCGATCAGCAACGAGCTCGGGCTCAAGATCCTTGATAGGACTCGCAAACCCACTCGGTACGTGAGCGCGAACATCGAGGTGCGACTCGAACCATGGGAGAACCGCAATCCCGTGTACGTAAACGAGGCGCTCCCGTGTGACGAAGCCGAGGAGCTTCGAGCGAGCATGGACGACTACGAGCAAAAGACGGGCGAGACCAGCTACAAGGATTGCTTCTGGAAGCGTGAGCCGTGGCGCATCACTATCACGCGCTTGCGGCCTTCGAAAGCGACCCTCACTCCGCCGAAACGTGCAGAGTCGATTGCCAACGAGCCGGGCGCATTCGAAACCCCGACTGTTGGGGAGACGACCGTTGCCGTGCGTAACTATTCCGCGGGTCGTGAGACTATTGTCCGCGGAGGGGCCGTGCAGGTCACCGATCTGCCGGCGATGACAGTTATCACCGTCTGGAAAGAGGACCGATGAGCGACATGACTGCGGCGCTGCTGGCAGCGTCTCGTCTTGAGGACGTAGTCCAAGACTTTCTCGATGCCAGGCTGGCTGGTCAGCGAGATCTTAAGGTGATCGGGCGCGGCGTCACGCTTAGCGTGTTCCGAGGTGACGGGCTCGTCACTCCTTGGAATACTGACTGGGCTTACTGGGGCTTCGCGGGGGGTACAGTTCTCGCTGCGTTCCGTGTGCTCAAAGGTATGGATGTTACTTACCACCGAGGGTTCTGGATGTCGCCAGGCCACAAACAGTTCAACTGGCTTATTCAAGAAAGCAAAAATTCATGAGCATATTCTCTTCCGCTGCCAGGTTCGGCGGCAAGATCATTCAGAAAGTCAAGTTCCGCAGCCCTGAGCTCCTTATTGGGGCGGGGGTTGTGGGGCTCGTCGGGGCAGCGGTTGTGGCTGTCCGGCGGGGTGTCCGGTGGCACAACGCGGCCAAGGCTGAGATCCTCCATGATCTGGAGACGATCAAGAAGGCTGAGGGCTCGCCAGAGTACAGCCGCGAGGACAAAGTTCGGGACTACGCCCAGGTCATTGGTAAGGGCGTTTGGTCGTTCACTCAGATCTACGGTCCTTCGGTTGCCGTTGGGGCAGCCTCGGTCGTGTCAATCTTGGCGGGCACCGGCATTCTCCGGGGTAGGCTCGCGGCAGTCACCTCGGCAGCTGCGACTGCGCAGGCTGCCCTGGATCGCTACCGTCAGCGCGTTCGTGAGAAGCTCGGCGAAGACGCGGACACCGAGTTCGCGCACGAAGTCGTTGGCCGCAAAACGAAACTCAAGCACGAGGACGGAACCAAAGAAAGCCTCGTAACGTACCACCTCGTCCCCTCAAGTGGTGAGTGGATGGCGGCTTCGCCATATTCTCGTCTATGGGATGAGAACGCAATGGAGTGGTGTGCGAACAGGGACCTTCAGTTCCTCACATTGAGAAGCCTCGAAAACCACTTCAACCGAGAGCTGAACGCTCGGGGCGTCGTGTTTCTGAACGACGTGTACAAGGCCCTTGGTCTGCCCATGAGCAAGGATGCGGCCCTTGTAGGGTGGATCAAGGACTACGAGACGGCAAAGATGGCAAAGCTCGCAGCTGAACTCGGGCGTGTCCCGGGCGACGGAGTAATCAGTTTCGGCGTGTTCGAGAACGAGACCCCCTCTGCTCGCGCGTTTCTGGCTGGCGACGACGATCGCGTCGTGCTGGACTTCAATGTCGATGGGGTCATCTACGACCTCATCCCCGCCCTTTGACACTTATACTGAGGGAGAACCCCTGTGTGGACTCATATTCTCGCCTTCGTGGCGGGCGCGGCCATTGGCGCTGCCATTGGCTTTATCGCCCGTCCAAAGGACGAAGACGCATTTGAAGAGCGTGTGGCCGAGGAGGTCGCTGACTTCAAACGCCGCTACAAGGAGCTCCGTGAGGAGACTTCTGCCGCCCCCGTGAACGGGGAGCCCCAAAGGGAGGAGGTGAAGGACGTGGTGGAGACTGAGGAAGAGGCCGACGCCCGGAAAAGCTATGACACGGTTGAACCGGAGGCTGATGTTACCATATCTCCCACCGGAAGAGGTGTGTTCGAGATCTCAGAACGGGAGTTCCTCGACAATCCCCAGCCGGAGACCGAGGCCCTTCTCTATTACACTCTCGACAAAACCATCGCGACGGTCTCCGAAGACCTTATTCCGGAGGCTGACTCGCTCATTGGGACCCGTTATCGATCGATGGATCCCGACGACCGCATCTACATCCGCAATCTGGATGTAGGGGTTGATTACGAAATCGATGCAGTGCCCTACTCGTACAAGGAGTACGTCCTGGGCGAGTGAGGCGCGTTGGGGACCAGTCATATTTCGACTGGTTGTATGGCAAGGTCGCTGACCCGGGCGACCTTAATCCTTGCCGCAGTAGGCGGTGTTTGATCGATCTCCTTGCTCATGAGGAGTTCGTTCCGCGATGCGCAGACGATGAGAATCGGCGGGACGCCGTCGATGAGATTCGTTACCGCGCAGCGGAAGAGTACGGGGTTATAGCGCATTGGCGGGAGCCAACGTGGCTGGAGGTTCTCCTGGAACTGGCCGAGCAAGCGGAATTCTGGGCGTCTGGTACCGACGCTGAGCAATCCCTTGCCGGCTGGTTCTGGGAGTTCCTTGATAATGTGGGATTGGCTGAGTTCTCGGATGAGGACTGGCCAATTGTATACGAGGGCGCCAGGAAACGGTTGCACGATGCCGTGACCGGGAAAAACTCATTCTTTCTTTCGAGCCAAACGGCTGGTTCGCTGTGGGACCAGCTCGGCGGCTATATTCTCAATAGGACAGACCTGATTTAGGAGGATCCATGGACTTCATCAAGGTCTGTCATCGGGAGAAACAGAAGAACGTCGGAGGAGAGCGGAAGACAGTTGTCGAAGTCTTTCCGTCGTTCTCTGTTCTCCCAAGCCAGGATCTTATGGTCCGAGGGAAAGAGTTCTTCGCGATCTGGGATCCAGATGCAGGCTTCTGGTCAACGGACGAGTACCGTGCGCGGGAGCTCATCGATCAAGAGCTGTGGGCATACCGTGACGGCCTGGACCTCCCTGAGGACGTTCCGGTCACGGTACACTCCCTCCAGAACTTCTCGTCCCAGGCGTGGAGTGGATGGCGTCGATATTTGTCGAGCCTGCCAGACAACTTCCACGACTTGGACGGGGAGCTCACATGGGCATCGGACGAGAGGGCGCGCTCCAAGTTCGCGACGCGGGCGCTCCCATACTCTGTCGAACCGGGTGAGACACCGAGCTATGACACGCTCGTTCAGAAGCTATATTTGCCGGAGGAGCGCGAGAAGTTCGAGTGGGCGATTGGCGCTATCCTCGCTGGCGAAGCCCGGAGCATCCAGAAGTTCCTGGTGTTCTACGGCCAAGCCGGCACGGGTAAGTCAACGATCATAGGACTCATCGAACAACTGTTCGAGGGGTACACGACGACCTTCGAGGCCAAGGCACTCGGGGCGAACGGTAACGCATTCGCGGCGGAGGTGTTTAAAAACAACCCTCTCGTGGGCATCCAACATGATGGGGACTTGTCGCGGATCGAGGACAACACCAAGTTGAACTCGATAGTGGGGCACGACATCATGTCGCTCAACGAGAAGTACAAAGCTCCTCGTGACATTCGCCTTCGTGCATTCTTGTTCATGGGGACGAACCGTCCTGTCAAGATCACGGACGCCAAGTCTGGTATCATCCGTCGGCTGATCGACGTACATCCAACGGGCAGGCGTCTCTCTGTTGCCGAGTATCACCAGGCAGTGGCTCGTCTGCCGTTCGAGCTGGGTGCGATTGCTGCTCATTGCCTCGAGGTCTACCGACGTCTTGGTAAGGACTACTACTCCGAGTACATCCCAATGGCCATGATCGAGCAGACCGACCCGTTCTTCGACTTCGTCCGGTCATATTCTGATCAGTTCGTTGGAGCCGAGGAAGGGGTCACCCTCAAACAAGCCTATGATTGGTACAAAGAGTATGTGGACGAAACCCAGCTACAGTTTAAGATGCCCCGGTATCGGTTCCAAGAGGAGCTCAAAGAGTACTTCAACGACTACCGAGAACGAGGTGTCGAACGCGACGACCACCGGAGAAACGTATACCTGGACTTTAAGCTGGAAAAACTCGAGCGAATTAAACCCAACGTGGCGGCCCGACCCAGGCTTGTGCTCGACTCACGCAAGTCGGGGCTAAGTGATATTTGTGGTCTGGCGCCTGCTCAGTACGCAGGCCCGAACGGCACGCCAGTAAAACGCTGGGATGATGTAACCACGAAACTGGTAGACATCGATGAGCGACAATTACACTATCTCATTCCTGCCGACAACCACATCGTCATTGATTTTGATCTTCGAGACGAGTCGGGCGAAAAGAATCGTGATCTGAATCTTGAAGCCGCAGCCGAGTGGCCGGCCACTTACGCTGAGTTCTCTCAGGGCGGTAACGGGGTTCATCTTCACTACATCTATCACGGAGACGTCTCGAAGCTGTCCCGGGATTGCGCGCCTGGCATCGAGATCAAGGTCTTCACAGGCAAGGCGTCTCTTCGCAGGCGCTTTACGTTCTCGAACGGGCTACCGATCTCTCCGATCAGCAGCGGATTACCAGAAAGGAAACAACGTGTGATACGAACAGAAGTGGTAAAGTCAGAGAAAACTCTGCGTGCCACGATCGAAAAGGCCCTCCAACGCGAGGTCCACGCGAACACGAAGCCTACCATCGACTTCATCGAAAAGGTTCTGACGACGGCTCAGGCCACAGGCATTGAGTATGACCTCAGCGACCTCGAGCCCGCGGTCATATCTTTCGCGGCCGGCTCCACGAATCATGCCCATGCGTGTATGGCGCGAGCCATGAACTTCCCATACTCGAGCGAGCATGAGGCACCTCCCAATAACGACGGGGCAGACCCTATCGTATTCTTCGATGTTGAGGTTTTCCCGAACCTCTTCATCGTTTGCTGGGAGAGAGAGGACTCGGACCAAACGGTCCAGATGACCAACCCAACGCCCCAGGAAATTGAGCCGCTCCTTCGAATGAAGCTGGTTGGCTTCAACAATCGGAAGTATGACAACCATGTTTTATATGCACGGTATCTTGGGTATGATAACGAGCGACTCTATAGGTTGTCACAGCGCATCGTTTCTAATGAGCGGTCGGGATACTTCCGGGAGGCATACAACCTCTCGTACAGCGATATTTACGACTTCAGCAGCATCAAGCAGTCTCTCAAACGGTTCGAATTGGACCTTGGTATTCACCATCTCGAGCTAGGGCTGCCGTGGGATGAGCCTGTTCCGGAGGAGTTGTGGGGAAAGGTCGCCAGTTATTGCGTCAACGACGTCAAGGCGACCAAGGCCGTCTTCCACGCCCGAGCGGCCGACTTCAAGGCTCGAAAGATCCTGGCAGCTCTGTCGGGTCTGTCAGTCAATGATCCGACGGCCAAACATGCCGCACAGATTCTGTTTGAGGGCGACCGTAATGCCGTCGAGAAATTCGTCTATACCGATCTGTCCACAGAGTTCCCGGGCTACAAGTATAGCTTCGGGAAGTCGACTTACCGTGGAATCACTACCGGTGAGGGCGGACTTGTGCTGGCGGATCCGGGCGTATATTTCGACGTGGAAGTCTTCGACATTGCGTCGATGCACCCGACTTCGATCGAGAGGTTGAATCTCTTCGGGCCTTACACGAAGAACTATGTGGCCATCAAAGAGGCTCGTCTTGCAATCAAGCACGGCGACCTCGAGAAGGCTCGTGGGATGCTTAACGGGGCTCTCGTGCCTTTCCTGGATGGTACACCCGAAGAGCTCGATGATCTTGCGTATGCCCTCAAGATCATCATCAACATTGTCTACGGCCTGACCGCCGCCCACTTCGACAATCCATTCCGAGACCCCCGGAACAAGGACAACATCGTAGCCAAGCGCGGTGCGTTGTTCATGGTGGATCTTGTGAAGGCACTCGAAGAGCGAGGCGTGCATGTGGTTCACGTAAAGACCGACTCTATCAAAGTCTCCAAACCGTCCCAGGAGACACGTGACTTCATATTCGAGTTCGGGCGTAAGTACGGCTACGAATTCGAGGTGGAGGATCGCTACGAGCGCATGTGTCTCGTGAACGACGCTGTCTACATCGCCCAGGACCACGAGGGCGGGTGGCATGCGACAGGGGCTCAATTCGCTGAACCATACGTCTTCAAGACCCTGTTCAGCAAGGAGCCTCTGACGTTCGAGGACCTGATTCTCAAGAAAACAGTCACCACCGCGATATGGATGGACACGGGCACTGAAGAAGAGCCCGAGCGTCGCTACATCGGTCGGTCTGGTGCGTTCGTTCCTGTCACACATGGCGGGGGTACCCTGTGGCGCGAAAAGGACGGCAAGTTCTCCGCGCTCGGTGGCACTAAAGGCTACCGCTTCGTGGAGGCGGAAACAATGAAGGAGGTAGGCCTGAATGGCCCAATCGACTATTCGTATTATAGAGCCATGTCCGACAAAGCGCGCACTACTATCGAGAAATTCCCCGACGGTTCTGCGCTTCTCGAGACCGGAGACGAATGATGAGGTCTTTGAGCTGTACGGTCCTGAAGAGAGCATGGTCGAGCTCGTCAAGTTTGTCGCCCGAATGCTGCCCCGCAGCATCGAATGGGAGCCTACAAACGAAAAGTTTGAGTTCAACCGCGATACTCATTGTGGAATTTGGCGCTGTGATCTGAAACCGATAGGTCGTATCGATGAAAATCTGATGGCGCACTTTGACCAAGACGCCATCGCAACGGAAAGGAACACCAATGGGTGTTAAGTTGATTGAACTGGAGCGAGCAATGCTCGCGGAGGAGTTTCTCAAAACGGCGCTTCCGAACGCAACGCGTAAGGAACGCGCGATCGTGGCGCTGCGGCTGGAGTACTTCGACCGGGTAGGTGTGCGGCTGCACTACCAGGCTCGCGATATGTCCAAATACGGGGGCGATCCGGGCAAGCGCAAGGAGTTCTGTGACCTGTCGTGTGATATTCTGGCTCTTGCCTCGCTGATCCACCCGTACCATCGGGCCGAGATCGAGCCGGCTGATAAGAACATTCCGCTCTCGCTCGACCGAGGCGAAAACCATGTCCGGTGGGCAATTGGAAATCTCTTCGCCCTCTACAAGGCGGCAGAGCAGCTTCTCGCAGGAGATCACGATGGAGCCGCGTCGATGATTGAGGGGGTTAAGGGTGGGGCGAAGCCCGCGGGATGGGGCGCGAAATACTCACACCGCTTCGACAAGCAGCTCAAAGGACTTATGGAAGCATCGGCGAGCGAATGAATCAGCATCTGACCCGCCTTGTGGAGGCGCGCCTGTATTACTTCGCGAGTGCGGGCGCCATCCTCGCAGAACGACACTTTGATCGGCCCAACTGCTTGATGGATGCTGTTCTGGGGCACTGGACTCGCATCCGTGAGATTGCGCATGCTGCCGAAACCGACGAGCAGCTGCGGTACGCTGCTAAACTGCTGAAATACGCAGGAGCTACAGCTGACGGGTTGCTGGAAGGCAACAGCGATGCTGCGTGCTGGACCCTCCAGGCGCTACGTGAAGTACTTGAAGAATCTACGGAATGAGAAGGAACAGAATGTCGAACAAAGAAACATACGCCGAGTACACCAAGACCTTCCCGCGCGTGATGCTGGAACTCCGCGCAAATCCGCCCAAGGTGGAGGACTGTGAAGATGCTGTGGCCTTCCTGTTGGCGAACGAGATCTATATTATTGAGAGGGCCCGGTACTTCGCAGAGCGGGGAAACTACCTTACAGCGTCAGAGCTCCTAAAAGCAAGCTGCGAGCTTATCGCAAACATCGCACCAGATACCAAGCACCGTGTTTGGGCGAATCTGTTCTATGTTCGACAGCTGCTGGCCTGGCGGGGGCGTCTTCGGAAGAAACATTGGCGCAAGGCCGCCAGGCTCCGCATCAAGTACCTCAACCAGGCACTGGCGATCATTGGCGATACGGATCTGGACTGGCCTGTTATATCTGAACTGCGCCAGTGGGCGCCTACCGCCGAGCGGATGGTTCAGGAGGCCAAGTCCTACCGGGACTACAGCCGTGCTGCGGACTTCACTGCGCGTCTTAATTCAGCCTTGGACACGGTTATGCGTGGAAGAGGCGCAGATGCTAAAGCGCTGCTCGATACTGCAATCTCGTTGCTGCCGGTGGAGGACGATGAGTGACAAGAATTCGAAAGTGAACGCGCGCTTCCCTGATATTTCAGAAGCCGAAATACGAGCCCTATTTATGGGACCCAAACATCCGCGCAGTATCGACGAAGACGTGCGACGTTTCATTGAGAAAAGGAGTAAGAAATGACAGATCAGCGCAAACGCCCAGGCCCGATCGTCATCGAGGGCGCGGTCATCAAATTCAAAAACTTCACCGGAGAACAGCGACAGTACAATCCCGCTGGGCAGCGTAACTTCGTGCTGTGTCTCCCGGATGAGCTGGCTCAGCAGCTTGCCGCGGAAGGCTGGAACATCAAATGGAAGCCCGGGCGTCATCCTGAGGATCCTGACGAGGCCCAACTGACTGTCAAGGTCAAATTCAAGGAACCCGGGGACGAGCGAGGCCTGGATCCTATTGCGTATCTGATCCAGGGGCGCAGGAAACTCGCGCTGGACGGACGGACTGTGGGGATCTTGGACCGGCTGGCGCCTCTCAACATCGATCTCATCGTCAGACCATATGTCTGGGACATCAATGGAAACGTTGGCGTCACCGCATATCTCGATGAGATCTACTACACAGCTGTTGAGGGGCTGTCAAGTAAGTACGCCGACTACGAGGAGGTGCGAGGATGACTAATACATGCCGAGGCTGCACCAATGCTGTGAATGACGCCTGGGACAAAGTTACCGACTTCCTCCTGTACCCTCCGGTGTTCATAACGCGCCAGGACTTGGAATGGTTGAAGGGGCTCGTACGACTTGCGTGGCGGGTTGAACAGAATCCGGACCACGACGATGCGGGGTGGGTTATTCAGCAACTGCTGGACGGCTGGAACAGCAGAGGCACACCAAAGTACTACCGCCAAATCAGTGAGTTTGAGGAGGAGCGCCCTGTGGATTATCCCAGGCATCTCCGAACTATCCAAGAGATCATCGAGAGAAGGTGTAAGGTTATTGAGCCCGACACGTGAGGACATGCAGCGTTATCGAGGCATTCTCGATGCGCTGGTAGCAGAACTGGAAGAAGATGAGTCTCTGTAAGCTTTACAGAGCTCAAGTAGAAGCACTCGGCTCTCTCCGCCCTGGCTCCATCCTTTGTGGTGGGGTCGGGACGGGGAAGTCGAGAACTTCTCTGGCCTTTTTCTTTTGCTCCATCGGGGGCGGAAAGATCGACTTTGAGACCGGAGAGATACTTGAGCCTATGCGCAATCCTAAGCGCCTCGTAATACTCACCACAGCCAGAAAGAGGGACACTCTCGAATGGAGCCGGGAGATGGCCATATTTGGCCTCTCAGAGGGGTCTGAGGGGGTGTGTGATGTTACGGTGGACAGCTGGAACAACATCAAGAAATACGAGACCGTGAAAGGGGCGTTCTTCATCCTCGACGAGCAGCGTTTGGTGGGATCCGGGGTGTGGGTGAAAACATTCTACAAGATCGCCAAGGCCAACCAGTGGATCTTGCTGAGTGCTACGCCGGGAGATACCTGGTTGGACTATGCCCCTGTGTTCATTGCAAACGGATTCTACGCGAACATCACCGAATTCAGAGCGCAGCACGTCATTTACAAGCGGTTCCGGAACTACCCGCAGGTCGATCGGTATGTTGGGGTGAAGCATCTTGAAGCGCTGCGCAAGAAGCTGCTGGTAGACATACCCTTTGAGCGGGAGACAAAGCGGCACCATATCTATTGTATCGCTGAGCACGATCGAATTGCGTTGAAAGAAGTTTGGAAGAAACGTTGGAATCCGTTCGATAATGCGCCGATCAAGACAGCCTGTGAATTGTGTCAGGTCTTGCGGAGGTTGGTGGCGATGGATCCATCTCGTCGGGCAGAGCTTGAAGCGATCCTCGCGAAGCACGACAGGTTGATCATATTCTACAACTACAACTACGAGCTGGACCTGTTGCGGGAGATCTTGCAGGTGGACGGGCGTGAGTTTGCGGAGTGGAATGGCCAGAAGCACGATCATTTGCCGGAGGGGGAGACTTGGGCGTACCTTGTGCAGTACACGGCGGGGGCTGAAGGGTGGAACTGCACGTCTACGAACGTGATTGTGTATTGGAGTATGAACTACTCGTACAAGGTGATGGAGCAATCAGCAGGTCGGATCGACAGATTGAACACCGAGTACACGGATCTATACTATTACTATCTGACATCTCGTGCGCCCATCGATTTAAAGGTGCGGGCAGCGGTTGCGGAGAAGAAAAACTTCTCCGAGGCAGCTTTTGCGAGGTCGTCGGCGGGTCGAAGGTTAACAGAAGGTTAACAGTTTATAACGATTTGGTAACAAATGTTGTCAAAAAACCAGTTTTACCCCCCTCAAAACTCCTGGTAAAAAAAAAAAAAAAAAAAAAAAAAAAAATATATAGAGTTTTACCCCCCTCAAAACTGGTTTTTTGACAACATACCAGCGTGTCGCGGCAATTTTTGGTAAAAAATGCAGTTTTCCTGAGAAACTCTCAGGTTTTGGCCATTTTGGAGGCCTAGATGCTGTTCGGGCGCCTCTCGAAGCGGACACGCCGCTCAAAGTGCTGCTTTTTTTCAGATGTTATAGTGAGAGGAGAGAGCTATGCTCTCCTTTGGGTTGTTATCCCTCTCACTCTTACAACCCAAGTCCTCTCTTTTATGTTAGGAGGGTTATGGCTTTAGCAAGCATCGGCAAGAACTATGCCGGTAATGACGCCAAGCTTGAGGCTGAGATTGCAGCCCCCTGGTACGAGCTGTGGTACGCCAAGTTCAAAGAGGACCATCCCGACATTCAAGTTGTCGTGGTCCAGGCTTATGGTTTTGCACGCGCTTCCGCCGGCGTACACTCTGGTGGTTGGTGTGTGGACTTCCAGATCTGGCATCTCACTACAGCCGAGATTAGAGAGCTGATCCAGCATCTTAGGAAATGGGGCGCCTCTGCGACCTGGGAACGCGATAGTCGCGACGGCATGGAACCACACATCCACGCAACCATCGATTCTGAAGGCCGCGACAGTGCATCGTACTACCAGATCCGCGCTGTCAAGAATGGGCGCAATGGCCTGGTGAACAACGGCCGCGACAGGTATGCAGATCTCAACCCCTCGACCTGGCTCACAGCAGTGCAGGCTATCGAGCAGCTACAAAAGATTGGAGCAGACGTGGCTTCTGCCAAGGAAATCGGCGACTACATTTTCCACGGCGTTGATTGGGGCGGCGAAGACTTCTCGGACCGAACTACGCGCATGCTCACCACGGCCACCCAGGCACGAGATGCCGCGCAGGACGCAAATCTCCGCTGTCAGGACCTCGAGCGAAGCGTCGCTGGCCTTAACGGCCGGCTTCAGAACATCGAGGCAGATCTCACAGAGCTTCAGCGCGGGATTTATGATCCAGAGAACCCGTATGCGGATAGCGCAGGGTATGTGTCTTTGCACCGTTGGCTCGTTCATCTTCGAGATGAGATTCGAGCCAAGCGGGGCTAACGTGCTGGAACGGGATTTCGAACGAGGCCTAAGAAAACGCCTCGAAACGGTGTTTCCCGGCTGTCTCTATTTGAAGCTGGATCCCACGGCAATCCAGGGCATTCCCGATCGCCTGGTCATCTGGCAAGACCGCTGGGCAGCGCTTGAACTGAAGCGCTCTCAGCGGGCTAAGAGGCAGCCCAATCAGGAATATTATGTCGACATGATGAACGAATGGTCATTTGCAGCCTTCGTTCATCCCGAGAACGTAGAAGAGGTGTTGGATGCGCTTCAACGAGCATTCCGATCTTGAGGGCGCACACGCCTTTCTGAGCGCCTCCAAGGGCACGTGGGTGGAATACACCCCGGAGAAGCTTGAAAGCGTCTACACGAGCCGTCTGGCGGTTCTGAGGGGCACGGAGCTCCATGAATTGGCCGCCAAATTGATCAAAATGAAGATCAAGCTTCCTCGGAGTAAGAAAACGTTCAACATGTATGTCAACGACGCCATCGGTTTCCGCATGCGACCGGAGGTTGTCCTGGCATACTCGCCCATGGCGTTTGGCACAGCCGACGCTATTTCTTTCAGAGACGGATTGCTGCGGATCCACGATCTGAAGACCGGAAGCCATTCGGCCAACATGCGCCAGCTGCGCATTTATATGGCGTTCTTCTGCCTTGAGTACAGGATTCATCCTGGCAACATCGATGCAGAACTCCGTATTTATCAAAACGACGAGATCACCAGTGAACGCCCTGAAGTGGAAGAGATTCTAAGACTGATGAGCATCACTGAGGAGCACTCGGCGCATCTAGAGAGGCTACGCGGGCATTATGAGTGAGCTGTATCACTACGGAACAAAGCGACACTCTGGTCGTTACCCGTGGGGGTCGGGCAAAGAACCCTTTCAGAGTGAAGGGCACTTCCTAGAACGCAATAAAGAGCTGCGCAAGGCAGGCATGTCTGAGCGCGAAATCGCAACGCTGTTTGGGATGTCTGTTGCTGATCTTCGCACTTACAAAACCATCGCTCATGAGGCGAACAATGCGGAGCTGGCGTCCCGAGCGGTTCGTTCGAGAGACGCCGGAAAATCAATTCGCGCCATCGCAAAGGAGATGGGGGTGTCCGAGACCAAGGTCAAGGCGCTGCTCAATCCTAGCGAGAAATCGAAGAGTGCCGTTCTCAAATCGACAGAGAGCACACTTAAAGAGCTCGTCAAGGAAAAAGGCCCCATTGACGTAGGTCTCGGCGCCGAAGCCCATATGGGGATCAGCCGCGATCGGCTCAACACCGCGGTCAAGTCGCTACGAGAGCAGGGCTGGGAGCTCTACTACGTCAAAACCACTCAGCTTGGAACGGGTAAAGAGACCTCGGTTAAAGTTCTTTGCCCTCCCGGGATGAAATATGCAGATCTGGCCAAGCACCCAGAGAAAATCGGAACTGTCTACCCTGTGTCGTACGACGGTGGCCACAGCTTTCTTGGAATGGGCGCTAAACCCCGTGGATTCGATCCTAAGCGCCTCCAAGTCCGCTGGGCAGAAGAGGGCGGGACCGACCGTGATGGTGTCATAGAAGTCCGTAGAGGCGTTCCTGAGCTATCTCTGGGGGCAGCCAACTACGCCCAGGTCCGCATAAAGGTCGGCGACAAGCACTACCTCAAGGGCATGGCCATGTACGCTGACGATATGCCAGCCGGCATCGATCTCCGGTTCAACACCAACAAGAACCGGAAGACGAATAAACTGGACGCCCTCAAGGAATTGAAGGACGACCCGGACAACCCGTTCGGCGCCACGACCCATCCGCATTATTACCTCGATAAAGAAGGTAAGCGCAAGCAGTCTTATCACAACATCGTCAATGAAGAGGGACAGTGGGGACAGTGGAGTCGCAACCTGGCGTCGCAGTTCTTGTCGAAGCAATCCCCGGCCCTGGCGAAGAAGCAGCTCGGCATCGCCGAGGCGAACCGCCGTGCCGAGCTCGAAGATATCTTGTCGCTTACGAACCCCGCCGTCAAGAAGAAGCTTCTTCAGTCTTATGCGGATGGATGTGATTCAGCGGCTACCCATTTGAAGGCGGCTCGCCTTCCCCGCCAGGCCACTCAGGTCTTGCTGCCGCTACCCAAGATCAAGCCTGACGAGATCTACGCTCCCAACTTCAAGCACGGCGAGAAGGTTTCTCTGGTTCGCTACCCGCATGGCGGCATCTTCGAGATCCCGACTCTGACTGTTAACAACCGTTATCAGCTTGGTCGAAAGCTTATCGGCGCTCTGTCGAAAGATGCCGTCGGCATTCACCCCAAGGTCGCTGAGCGTTTGTCGGGCGCCGACTTCGATGGCGATACTGCTGTCGTCATGCCGAACAATCAGGGCCGGATTCGAACCAGCCCCGCCCTCAAGGGGCTGAAGAACTTCGATCCCAAACGTATGTACCCGGAATACCCGGGTATGAAAGTCATGACAAAAGGGGACACCGGTAATCAAATGGGGCGGATCTCAAACCTCATTACCGACATGACGATCAAGGGCGCCAGTCCTGATGAGATCGCCCGTGCCGTTCGTCACAGTATGGTTGTAATTGACGCTCATAAACACCGCCTCAATTACAAACAGTCGTACATTGATAACGGGATCGCCGCTCTCAAGAAGAAGTACCAGCCTGAAGGGGGAGCCGGCACCATCATTTCAAGATCCACCGCCGATCATCGAGGCCCTCACATTGCGCCGCGCAAAGCGGCAAGAGGCGGCCCCATCAACAAGACCACCGGCGAGCTCGTCTTTGAGAAGACGGGGCAGACCTACAAGAAGAAGGTCGTTGACAAGAAGACGGGTGAGATCTCGTGGGTTGACACTCCTGCTCTGACAAAGCGCCCGGGTATGATGACTGTGAGCGACGCCAACAAGCTGGTGTCTTCAGCAAACGCCCCCATCGAAAGGGTGTATGCGGCTTATGCCAACAACATGAAGGCGCTCGCTAATCGAGCCCGCCTTGAAATGTTGAAGACCCCCAATGCTGTTTGGTCCCCCACTGCTCGTAAAGCGTACGCCCCTCAAGTCAAGTCCCTCAAAGAGAAACTGACCCGGGCTGTAGCAAACGCCCCCCGAGAACGCCAGGCCCAGCTGTATGCCAACTCTGTCGTTCGCGCCAAGAAGGCGGCGAATCCAGACATGGACAAAGACGAATACAAGCGCCTCAAGAACCAGGCCCTGGCCATGGCACGGGCACGGTTCCAGGCTAGTAAGGCTCAGAGTCTTGTTGAGTTCACAACCAAAGAGTGGGAGGCTGTGCAGGCTGGTGCCATTAGCCATAGCATGCTTGAGGATCTGATGAACTACAGTAACATGGACAGAGTCCGACAGCTTGCTCAGCCACGTACGCATAAGGGGTTGAGCACCGCTAAGCGGGCACGAGTGCGGGCCATGGCCGCCAACGGATATAGCCAGGCAGACATAGCCTCTGCACTGGGCGTCTCCGTGGCCTCTGTACAGGAGGTGCTGGGCTGATCATGCTGACGTATGATGTTGCACTCACAACCACGGACAATCCATACGACCCCATGGATGAGTTCATGGAGTGGTACACCTGGGACCTCACCAACGGGTACCACACATGCGCCTACCTGGCACGCATCGCTCGAACTTCAGAAAGTTTATCCGAAGAAGAGAACTTGGAAGAGCGTGAACGTGCGATAGATGAGATTTGTAATCTCAACATTACAGGTAAATACAAGAAAATAAGGCGAAATATAATATAAAATACAGAAAATAGGCGTGGGGGAGGGGGTCCTCTCGAAAAGAACCCCCCACCCTGCATCGCGCGCTCTTCGAAACAACCCCGAAGGGGCAAAATCTGGAGACACTCGAGGCGAAAACTGATTCGAACGGAGGCCGATGGCGACCAAACAGAACCAAACTACAACCAAACGTCGCCGACCACCGGCCAAAACCCCGGCTGCTCGTACAAATCAGCTCAAGGCTATGGCGTATGACCTCGCGGAAGAGCGCTTCAGAGAGGGTACAGCCTCGAACCAGCTGATTATTCAGTTCTTGAAGGCCGACCCAGCCCGTGAAGAGCTCGAAAGAACCCGTCTGGAGAACGAGAACGAGCTCCTAAAGGCCCGTGTCAGCGCTCTTGAGTCCGGCCAGCGCCTCGAAGAGCTCTATGCTGAGGCGCTCGAAGCTATGAAAGCCTATCGAGGCGACGATGCGGACATATGACGAGCTTTCTGCGATTTCCGACTACTTAGATCGATACAAGTATCTCCGGATCAACCAGGGTGTCGGTGAGAGGACGTTCGGTGGCGACCGCTGGCTCAACCAGCGCTTCTATCAGTCTCGCGAATGGAAAGACGTTCGTGATGCGGTGATACTACGGGACAACGGTTTCGACATGGGGCATGCCGACTACCCGATCAACGGACGCATCTACATTCACCATATGAACCCGATGCAGCCGCTAGACCTCAAGCACGGTAATGCCGTGGTTCTTGACCCTAGATATCTGATAAGTGTGAGCATGCGGACCCACCAAGCGATCCATTACGGCGACGACGGGTTGCTCCCTAAGCCGCTCGTCGCACGTCTACCGGGGGACACCGTCCTCTGGGGAAAGAAGGCGACATGAGCGTTTTGGCCGATGTCAAGGCGATGCTCGGCATCGAATGGAACAACTATGACTTCGATAACGAGCTGAAGATATTCATTAACAGCGCGCTCAGCACACTCGAGATGCTGGGCGCCCCTACACGTGCCACGGTCGAAGACCAAGAAGCGACCTGGGCGCAGCTTCTAGGGCCAACCAATCCGCCGGAGATCAAACCGTTCGTTTATCTGAAAGTACGGCAACTCTTCGACCCGCCACAGAACGCATTTCTCGTCACAGCCATGCAGCATCAACTGGATGAGCTGGCTTGGAGGATTAGTGTTCACTACAGTCGCTACAAAGGAGGTGTGGACCTGTGGAAACCGCTACCCTAGCCCACCACGGCGTCAAGGGTATGAAGTGGGGCGTCCGCAAAGATCGTCGCTCGTCCGGGAGTGGAATTCTGGGGCGGCTCGCGAAGCGAAAAGCCAACCCGAACGTGGGTATGGTGGATACGCTCTACAAGCCTCAGAAACCAAAAGCGGAGCTAGTCGTCGACAAGAGCGGCGCCAAGCCAAAGGAATCCCCCACATCCGGATTGATTCGCGGGAAACAGACCGCGGCGATCTCGGACAAACAGCTCAAGGCCACAATCGAGCGCATCAAAATGGACGCCGAGTACGCAAAGCTTACGCGCACAGGTTTTCAGAAGTTCATGAGTCGCGTCGGCGACAAACTAAGCGCAGAGGCTGCTGGCGTCGCTGCTGGACTCATCTCGAAGCAGGCGCGCAGCTACTTGGACATGGCTATGCGGAACGCCAAAGCGAGTAAGAGCAAGGGGGGTGGCGGACCCAACCCCAGCGGCCCAAAACCAAGCCCAAACCTCCCCAAGCCGTCCGGCCCCAGCTCGCCATCGGGCGGGGGAGGTAGCTGGTTCAAGCGCCGCTGGAACAACATGGCGTCTGAGTTCAAGCGCACATGGGACGGCCCTACGGCTACGACTCGCGACACGAACCAGAAGATCTACGACCAGTATGGCGATTACATGTTCGAGCGCGGAAGCGTCATCGATGAAAACGGCCGGATTGTGAAACCACGAAAGAGGTAGATTATGGCGTTGTCCAACACGGCGACGCCGTACTACTATGGGCAGTTCCGCGAGAAGGTGATCCGAGGGGAGATACCCGTATGCGAAGAGATTTCGCAGGAGATGAACCGAATCGACGCCCTTATCGCCGACCCAAACATGTACTTCGACGACTCCGCGATCGACGGTTACGTCAAGTACTGCGAGGCCGAGCTCACAACCACTGACGGCGCAGATCTACACCTGCTCGACACGTTCAAACTGTGGGCTGAGCAGCTGTGGGGATGGTACTACTTCACCGAGCGCACCGTCTTTGTCGCCAACCCGGATGGCCCCGGCGGGCACTACGAGAGGCGACGCAAGAAGGTTCGCCTGACCAAGAAGCAGTACATCATTGTCGCCCGTGGTGGCGCCAAATCCATGTACGCCTCAACCTGGCAGGCCTATTGGCTCAATGTCGACACGAGCACGACCCACCAGATCGTGACCGCGCCGACCATGCGCCAAGCCGATGAAGTTTTATCACCGATTCGTACGGCCATTACTCGTGCTCGCGGCCCGCTGTTCAAGATGTTGACTCATGGGTCTAACAAGAACACTTCAGGCGATCCCGCCCAGCGCCAGAAGCTCGCCCCAACCAAGATGGGCGTGCAGAACTTCTTGACGAACTCGCTGATCGAGATTCGCCCGATGTCGATCGATCGCCTTCAGAGTCTTCGGTCAAAATACAATACAGTTGATGAGTGGCTCTCTGGCGACGTTCGCGAGAACGTGATCGGAGCCCTTGAACAAGGTGCGTCGAAACACGAAGAGTACAGCATCATCGCGATTTCGTCCGAGGGTACAGTGCGAAACGGCGCCGGCGACGCGCAGAAGATGGAGCTGGCCAAGATCCTTCGCGGTGAGATGACAGCGCCTCACGTCTCAATCTGGCATTACAAACTGGACAACGTCGAGGAGGTCGCGGACCCCCGCATGTGGGTCAAGGCGCAGCCGAACATCGGCATCACTGTCTCGTATGATGCCTACCAGCGCGATGTTGAGCGTGCCGAACAGGTTCCGTCCGTGCGCAACGATATCCTCGCTAAGCGTTTCGGCCTCCCGCTTGAAGGTTTCACATACTTCTTCACGTATGAGGAAGTACAGCCTCACTCGCCGAAGAACTTCTGGAAGATGCCGTGCGCAATGGGCGCTGACCTCTCCCGGGGTGACGACTTTTGTTCATTCACGTTCCTCTTTCCGCTGCCGGGCGGTGGCTTTGGCGTCAAAACCCGTTCCTACATAACTGAGGTGACACTTGACAAGCTGCACGCGGCACTCAGACTCAAGTACCAGGAATTCCTTGATGAGGGTTCTCTCGTGGTTCTCCCCGGCACGATGCTGGAGGTGGATCGAGCGGTATATGATGACCTTGAGCGCTTCATTGAAGAGAACTCTTATGACGTTCGTGCGGTCGGTTACGACCCGTATAACGCGAAGGAATTCATAGGACGCTGGGAAACTGAGAACGGACCGTACGGCGTCGAGAAAGTCCCACAGGGCGCCCGGACCGAGTCTGTCCCGTTGGGTGAGCTCAAGACGTTTGCCTCGCGCCGCCAGCTTCTCTTTGATGAGGCTCTGATGTCATTCTGTCTTGGCAACGCGATCACGATGGAAGACACAAATGGTAACCGTAAGCTCATGAAGAAGCGGGCCGAGGACAAAGTTGACGCTGTGGCTGCACTTATGGACGCGTTTGTCGCGTTCAAGCTGCACCGCGACGCATTCGAATAGAAAAGGAGGCGCAATGGCGTCTTTTGGCGAAAGACTTCGCCACGCGTGGAACGCCTTCCGACGACCGCGTATTGAAGACCCCCGCTCTTTTGGGCGGTACGGTAGAACGCAGATTCCGCACACGTACATAAGCTCTGAGCTGAGTGTTCTGGCTGCGGTCAAGACGCGGATCGCGATGGATTGTGCTGATGTGCGCATACGTCACGTCAAGAAGAACTCAAAAGGGCAGGTTGATGAGATCGTAGCTGACGGTCTGCATAATTGTCTGAACGTCGAGGGGAACCTCGACCAGAGTGCGCAGGCGCTTCGGATGGACATCTTCCAGACACTCTTGAACAAGGGCGTCTGTGCGATCGTCCCGGTTGACACTAGTCTTGACCCGTCAAAATCGGATTCGTACGACATCAAAACGATTCGCGTTGGCGAGGTGATTGAGTGGTTTCCAGAGTACGTTCGCGTAAAGCTGTTCAATCCGAACAAGGGCGAACTCGATGAGATTGATCTCCCTAAGAAACTGGTCGGTATTGTAGAGTCCCCGCTCTATGCTATCCTCAATGCGCCGAACTCAACTTTCCAGAGGCTCTCTCGTAAACTCGCCCTCTTGGACAGTGCTGACGAGGCCGCCGCGGCAAACAAGTTGGATTTGATCTTCCAGCTTCCATACGTTGTTCGAACGGACGCCCGTAAGGCCCAGGCCAAACAGCGTCTGTCGGAGATCACAGAACAGCTGACGGGCTCCAAATACGGCATCGCCTACGCGGATGCGACGGAGAAGATCACCCAGCTCAACCGCCCGGTTGAGAACACTCTTCTGACGCAGATCGAGTATCTGACCAAGCGACTTCACGCCGAGCTCGGCGTGACCGAAGAGGTTCTCGCGGGAACCGCTGACGAGACGGCGATGATGAACTATCGCCAGCGCACGATCAAGCCGCTGGTCGAGGCGGTGGTCGAAGAACTCCGTCGCAAGTTCTTGACGAAGACCGCTAGAGGGCTGGGGCATGATTTGGCTACATTCAGCGACCCATTTGCGCTTGTACCTGTTTCAGAACTTGCAGAACTCGCAGACAAACTGATTCGTAACCAGATCGTCACCGCGAATGAGTTCAGGCCAGTTCTCGGTCTACCACCGGCAACCGACCCAGACGCGGACAAACTGCGTAACCCCAACCTACCGGTCGAAGACACGACGCCCCCTGTGGACGTCCCGTAACGAAAGGTCAAAATGAAACCAGACTTTTCTGGATACGCCACCCGGGCCAATGTGCTGTGCTCGGATGGTCGTACTATCGCTCCCGGAGCGTTCAAGCACCAGGACGGCGCCACACTTCCGTTGGTGTGGGAGCACCGCGGCAAGGCTATGGAGAACATCCTTGGTCGCGCACAGCTACAGCATCGCGATGACGGTGTCTATGCCCTTTGCGCGTTCAACAATACGCCCGCGGCAGACACCGCTCGTGAGCTGGTCAAGCACGGGGACTTGAATTCCCTGTCGATCTACGCCAAGGACCTGAAGCAGCAGGGTACAACCGTGATGCATGGAGAGCTTGTCGAGGTCTCGCTTGTGCTGGTCGGTGCAAACCCCGAGGCGCGCATCGATGAGGTTTACCTCACCCACTCCGACGGTATGAGTGAAGAACTGGAAGGAGAAGCGCTTATGTCGTTTGGCGCTCAGATTCAGCACGCCGACGAGACCGAAGCTGAGGATTCCAGCGACGAGAAGACGGTCGCGGACATTCTCGATACCATGACCGACGAGCAGAAGAACGTCGTGGCTTGGCTTGTGGAACAGGCTGCCGAAGGTAAGCTCGACGATGAAGAGGGCGAGGATAAACAGCCCGCAGAGGACGCTGAGCACAGCGACTCGCCCACCGAAGACATCAAACACTCTGACACGAAGGACACCGAGTTGACGCACAACGTCTTCCAGGGGAATGCCCCCTCCAATGAGCTCAAGCACACCATGACTGGCGAGCAGATCAACGCCATGTGCAAGGCCGCTCTTGAGAACGGCGGTAAATTCAGCACGACCGTTCTTCAGCACGCTGCCCAGTACGGTATTGACAAGATCGAGTACCTCTTCCCCGAGGCCACGGCTGTCTCTGATACGCCGGACTTCATCAAGCGCCGCACCGAATGGGTGAGCGATGTTCTGGGCGGCGTCCGTCGCTTCCCACACGGTCGCGTCAAGAGTCTGCATGCTGACATTACGGCAGACGAGGCTCGGGCGAAGGGCTACACCAAGGGCGCCAAGAAGGTTGAGGAAGTCTTCAAGCTGCTGAAGCGTGAGACCTATCCGACCTGGATCTACAAGAAGCAGAAGTTCGACCGCCAGGACATCATCGAGGCCACCAACCTTCGCGTGGTCGATTTCGTCAAGCAGGAAATGCGTATCATGCTGGACGAGGAGTTCGCTCGTGCCATCCTGATCGGCGATGGTCGCGCGTCCACCCACGCTGACAAGATCGACCCGGAGAAGCTTCGCCCGATCTGGACCGATGATGAGCTGTACTCGATCCACAAGACTCTCGAGAAGTCGGTCGAGGGTATCGACCTGGTCGAGAGTGTCACCCGCGCCATGACCGACTACCGAGGGAAGGGCTCTCCGACCCTGTTCGTATCGCCGGAGACGATGGTCGACCTCCAGCTCATCAAGGACAAGAACGGCGCCTACATGTTCCCGACGGACGATGTTCTCGCTCGTCGCATGCGTGTTGGTCGGATCGTCGAGGTCCCGCTGTTCGACGGGGCCAAGCGTACCGTCGGCGCTAATGAAGTGGACCTCATCGGTATCGTCGTCAATCTCGGAGACTACACCGTGGGTAACGACTCCGGCGGCGAGATCTCGTACTTCGACTTCTTCGACATCGACTTCAACCAGATGAAGTACCTGTACGAGCTCTTCATGTCCGGAGCTCTGACCACACCGAAGTCTGCCGTCGTCCTGGAGCGCAAGCGCGCCTGACGTCAAAATGGCACGATTCATTGGCAACATAGGGTACGCCGAGTACGTTGACAAAGGCGACGGGGTCTTCGCGGAAAAGATCGTTGAGCGTAAAGCCCGGGGCGATGTGAACCGTGTTGCCCGTCGCTGGGAAACGACAGAGAACTTGAACGACGATCTGGTTATGTCGCATGAGTTCTCGATCGTGATGGATGCATATGCATTCAAGAACTTTGTCAACATTCGCTACGTTGTGTGGGGCGGCGCGCGTTGGCGTGTCAACTACATCGAGGCCCGTCGCCCCCGCCTCGTGCTTACAGTGGGAAAGGTTTACAATGGGCCAGCGCCAGAAGCTCCATAAGCAGCTCGAGCGGGCTCTGGGGAGTAAGCGGGTGTATTACCAACCCCCGCCCTCCGTGAAGCTCGAGTACCCGTGTATCATCTACAGTAAGACTGACCGTGAGCTTTTGCGGGCTAACGACAGCGTGTACAAGTCATTCGATCGGTATCAGGTTGTAGTTCTCTACACCGATCCCGATTTCGAAGCGACCGATCACGTGCTGTCGCTTCCGTGGGCCACGTACAACCGACACTATGCTGTAAACAACGTCTACCATGACGTCCTGTATGTTTACAGTGACTAACGAAAGGAGCCATTGTGGCCAAAGCTGCACTGGTGTGGGACAAAGACGGCGAGCGCTTTTACAAGGGCGGCGCGGACCGTGGAGTTCTGTTCGTGATGAATGATCAGGGCGCGTATGGCGAGGGCGTCGCCTGGAACGGCCTGACCAAGGTTAGCCAGTCGCCTGAAGGCGCTGAGGCAACCGAGAAGTACGCGGACAACCGCGTATACGCTGTGGTCACTTCTCCCGAGAAGTTCAAGGGCACCATCGAGGCGTTCCAGTCGCCGCCCGAGTTCGATGTCTGCGACGGCGAAGCAGAGCTGGCTCCGGGCGTTGCTATTACCCAGCAGACCCGACGCAAGTTCGCACTTTGCTGGCGGACCAAGGTGGCCAACGACATCAAGGGGTTTGATTTCGGCGAGGAGATCCATATCGCGTACGGCTGCAAGGCAGCTCCGAGCTCTGCCGACAACGAGACCCTGAACGAGTCGCCCGAGCCCACTACGCTTTCGTGGGAGTTCGCCACTGAACAGACCAACGTCGCCGGCCACGCGCCGACTGCGCATCTTATCATCCGCTCGTCCCGAGTCGGCGAGGAGAAGATGAAGAAAGTGCGCGAAGCGCTCTACGGCAAGGACCCGACGACCCAGGGTGGAACTGACGGCGTTGCGCCTAAGCTGCTCACCCCCGACGAGATCAAGCTGCTCGTCCAGTAAGAGAGGACCGTTAACGAATGCTCGAGCTTGTAGTCCCCGGCGGCGACTACTATGATGAAAACACAGGCGAGTTTCAAACGACCGAACCCACGGTGCTGCGGCTCGAGCATTCGTTGGCGGCACTAGCTGACTGGGAGTCAAAATGGAAGCAGCCCTTTCTAACTCTGGAGAAGCGTACCCCAGAGATGGTAAAGGACTACCTCCGTTGTATGGCGGGGGGCTGTCTCCCTGATGAAACTTTGACACGTCTAACTCAGGAAAACCTTCAGGCGATAACCGAATACATTGACGACTCACACACCGCAACCACCTTCAGAGGCGGCGAATCGTCTTCGACGAAAGCGATCACGTCCGAGGAAATCTACGGCTGGATGGTCGCCTATCGTATACCGTTCGAGTGCCAGCATTGGAATCTCAACCGGCTGACAACGCTGATACGTGTGTGTGGGATCCAGCAAAACCCGAAGAAACAAAAAGAGTCTCGCATGGAGACGTTGAACCGGTATCGCAGCGTCAATGAAAAGCGCCGCGCCGAAACCGAGGAGCGACTCCGTGCTCAGCGTAAGTCATAGCGGTGATTTCTCTAGAACACAGCAGTTCCTGGCGAAGATTCTGAAGCCCGACATCCGTTCGCGGTTGGAAGCCTTCGGCCAAGCGGGCGTCCAAGCACTCGCGGCAGCCACCCCAAAACAGTCAGGCGCAACCGCTGCGGCCTGGGGGTACAAGATTGAGCAGAAGAACGGTGTTTGGGGAATTTCCTGGACAAACACCAACCGCCAAAAGGGCGTTCCGATCGCGATCATTCTCGAGTATGGTCACGCGACCGGCACCGGCGGTTGGGTTCGAGGACGGTCGTACATACCCAGGGCAATCCAGCCGATCATGGACAAGATCGCAGATGACGTGTGGAAGGTGGTGACTAACGCCCCATGAGTAAACTTGACGAGCGCATCGTCTCAATGAAGTTCGACAACAAGCAGTTTGAGCAGGGTATCAAGCAGACCCAGGCCTCACTGAAGAACTTCAATGACGCTCTCAACTTTGACAAGGCGACGGCCTCACTCGGCGCGGTCTCGGACGCTGCCAAAAACGTCAAAATGGAACCACTTCTTGAAGGAGTGGAGAAGGCCCGCACCGGGTTCAAAGCTTTCGAAGTCGCAGCGATCACGGCCCTGGCGAACATCACCAGCAAGGTCGTGGACTCAGCCCTTCAGTGGACTAAGAATCTCGTCTTTGAGGCCCCGATGGGCGGGCTTCGTGAGTACGAGACTCAGATCAACGCTGTCCAGACCATTCTGGCCAATACGATCAAAGAAGGCACCAACGTCAGCATCGTCAACAAGTACCTCGACGAGCTGAACGATTACGCCGACAAGACGATCTACAACTTCACCGAGATGACCCATAACATCGGCACGTTTACCGCGGCCGGTGTGAAACTCGAACCTGCGGTGAAGTCGATCAAGGGCTTGGCGAACCTTGCAGCCCTGACGGGTACCAACAGCCAGAAGGCCTCGGCCGCGATGTACCAGATGTCGCAGGCCATGGCTGCGGGCCGTGTCAGCTTGCAGGACTGGATCTCCCTGGAGCAGTCCGGCATGGGTGGTAAGCAGTTCCAGGAACTCGCCAAAGACACGGCGCAAGCGATGGGTGTTATCGACAAGCTCGACAAGAAGTCGAAGTCGATGTTCAAGAACAAGACGTTCCGCGAGTCGCTCAAGGGCGGCTGGCTTACGGCGGACGTCTTCACTCAGGCCCTCGAGGTCATGACTGGGTCGCTGTCCAAGGCCGATCTCCTCGCCAAGGGGTACACCGAGGAACAGGCGACCTACTATGAGAAGCTAGGTCAAACCGCGTTCAAGGCCGCAACCGAGGTCAAAACTGCGACCCAGCTCATGGAGACGCTCGCAGAGGCCCAGGGGACGGGTTGGGCGCAAACCTGGCGTATCATATTTGGCGACTTCGAAGAAGCCAAGGAGCTCTTCACGTGGCTCTCCGATACGCTGGGCAAGGTCATCGGTGAGTCCGCCGACGCTCGAAACCAAATGTGGCAGCAGTGGAAGGACCTCGGTGGGCGCACCGCCATCGTCAACGCGCTGAAGAACGTATTGGTCGGCATTGGTCGCATCCTGGGCCCGATCCGCGCGGCCTGGCACGCGGTCTTCCCACCAACAATGGCGACAACCCTAGCTGCTATCTCGCACGGTCTGGAGCGCCTCACGCAGGGGCTCATACTATCCGAGCCCAATGCCGAGAAACTGAAACGCATATTTCAGGGATTGTTCTCGGTCTTTGGCCTGGTCACTCAGGCTGTCGTAGCCGTCGCCAAGGGCTTTGGGGCGCTCTTCAATGAGCTGTTCTCGCTGCTCCCCCGCGGTAACGGTACAATCCTCGAATTCGTGGCCGGACTTGCCGACTGGGTCACGAACCTCCATAACTCAGCCAAGGAGTCCGACTTCTTCCTCAAGCAGGTCCAGAAGTTCGGGGATTGGGTCCACTGGCTTGTTGGTGTTGCCACACCATATTTCATTCAGGCGGGGCAGGCCATCGCGAAGTTCGGAACCGATGCGTGGCGCGGACTTGGCGAGTTCGTAAAGCTGACCCAGGCGAAGCTTGAAGAGTTGAAAGCATATTTGGTCCCCCGGGCCAAGGAAGCGGCAGACGCGACCAATGCTGAGCTTGGAAAAATCGGAGCTGTAACCGCTGCTGGCGGTATGGCGGGCTTCGAAACGCTCAAGAAGTGGTTCGAAACCGTCGCTCGTGCCGCGGAGGAATTTTCTCGCCGCGTCAGACAGGCGTGGGAGGACGCCACACGAGAATACAAGAAGTTCAAGACCGCCCAGGTCAAGCAAGGCGTTGACACCGGAGGCGAGCAGTACAATCAGCTTCTCGCCGGGACCAACCTCACGCTTGGCGCGGGCATCGGTGCTGGACTTTTCGTCCTTGTCCAGCGGCTTGCCGGAATCGCCAAGAAGGTCAAGAAGAACCTGAAGTCGATGAACGACGCTGTCGAGAAGTTCGGCAAAGTCATCGATGCGGTTCGTGACCACCTGAAAGCGCTCACCGGCGCAGTCAAGGCCAAGGCACTCCTCTCGATCGCCCTGGCAGTTGGCGTTCTCGCACTGGCTGTGTGGGGCTTGTCGAAGGTCGACCCCGTCAAACTCGCTGTGGGTCTTGGCGCACTGACCGTCCTCCTTTCTGAGGTCGCCGGGATGCTGTTTGTGATGGCACACCTGGACGGCCTCAAGGGCGGAGAATTCGTCAAACTCGCCGGAGGTCTCATCCTACTCGGCGCGGCAATACTGCTCCTCACCCGAGCGGTTCAGAAGCTGGGCGAAATGGACCCGTGGAACCTCGCCAAGGGGCTCTTCGCGATCCGATCCGTTCTCTGGGGCATGGTCAAGACAGTCAATGAGATGCCGGCTAACGAGAAGCTCGCGAAGACTGCTCTAGGGCTGATTGTCCTGGGTGGTGCGCTCATCCTTATGGCCCAAGCGGTCAAAATGATGGGTACTCTTCGCTGGCAGGATCTTGTCAAAGGTCTTGGCGCGTTCGCTGTTGTCTTGTCCGTGATGGTCGGCTTCCTAGATACGGCTGACTTTGGCAACCTGAAAAACGACACGTCCAAGCAGCTCCTGGGGATGGCCGCAGCGCTCCTCGTGATGGCGTTCGCCATCGAGAAAGTCGGTCGTCTCCCCCTCGGACAGGCTGTTCAGGGCGTCCTCGCCATCTCAGCGATCCTCGCGGCCATGGGCGGCTTCATGGCGCTCACCAAGGAGGCCTCGTTCAACGCGTCGAGTGGTCTTGGGCTTATCGGCATGGCCGTGTCGATGGAACGCCTTGCGGGTGTCGTCGAGCGGTTCGGCAAAATGGACATCGGCGTGCTTCAGCAGGGCCTCGCGTCATTGGCCGGCCTCCTCTTTGTAGTCGTAGCACTAATGTCGCGGCTTGACGAGGAAGCGCTCCCCGCTGGAGCGGGGTTGCTCATGTTCGGTGTAGCCATCGGTATCGTTGCGATGGCTGTCGAGCGCATGGGCAAGATGGATATCTGGGACCTCGCGAAGGGGCTCGGGGCGCTGGTTATTGCCATCACCGGGCTCGTTGGCGCTATGATGCTCATGAGTAAGTTCAAGACTGCGGTCAGCCCGAAGACGGCCGCAGCCATGATACTTATGGCCGTGGCCATCGGCATGCTGGTTCCTCCGATTCTGTTGCTTGGCGCTGCAGGCCTTGTACCGGTGGCGGTCGGTGTTGGCGCCATAGTGGTCGCCCTACTCGCGCTCGCGGGTACGGCGATGCTTGTCAGCGGCGCGATACCTCCACTGCAAGCTCTTGCCTTAGCGCTTCTGACCTTTGCAGCAGCGGCAGCATTGTTCGGCGTCGGCGTCTTGGCCCTTGGGGTCGGCCTTGCTACGCTTGCTGGTGCAGGCGCCGCGGGCATTCAGGTTCTGACATCGGCAGTGCTCTCGCTGATTTCGACCCTGCCTTACCTGGCGACCAAACTCGCTGAAGCGTTCGTTGCGTTTCTTCAGGTTCTAGCGGAGAACGCGGGCCCAATCTCTGAGGGTTTCTCGGCGATCGTCGTGGCCATCCTTCAGGTGCTCATCGACGCCACGCCTAAAGTGGCTGAGCTCCTGATCGCGTTGGTCACGGCAGCCTGTCAGGTTCTGGCCGACTGCGCGCCAAAGATCGTCGATGCGGGTGTGAAACTTATCCTTGCACTCCTGCGCGGTATTCGCGACAACATCCGGGAGATAACGGTCACAACGGCTGAGATCATTGCGGAGTTCGTTCGGGGCATCGGGGAAGGCATTCCGAAGATCGTCGACGCCGGCATGAAGGCCATGATCGACCTCTGCAATGGGATGGCCGACGCGATCGACAACAACCATCAGAATCTCCTAGCTGCGATGTCTCGCCTTGGCGGGGCCGTTATCCGAGCTCTATGGGACGCTATTGCTGGCGCGGTCAAAAACGTCGGCGAGTTCCTGATCAACATCGGTAAAGCCATCGTCGAGGGTATCTGGAACGGCATCAAGGCCGCCGTCAAGTGGTTCACCGAAATGGTGAGCAACTTCTTCAAGGGTATCGTTGACGGTGTCAAGAGGATTCTGGGCATTCGGTCGCCCTCTCGCGTGTTCCGTCAAATTGGCGGCTACATGATGGAGGGGCTGAGCCTCGGCGTTCAAGACGGCGGCGACACCGCCATTCGAGCAACCGATGGTGTTGCGCAGGCACTAGTCGATGCGGTTGAAGACGTCTTCAAGGACCTCGACCCCGAGGATATGGACCTGGAGCTTCGGCCGATGGTTACGCCTGTGGTGAACCTCGACGAGGCTCGTGCGTCCGCCGAGAGTCTGAACCGCTTGTTCGGGCCAGCAGACATGCGTCTCTCTGCGGGAGCGGCTCAGGCTAATCCAGCAAATCGCCAGCAGAGCCGTGAGCCCGTTGTGCAGAACGTTACGAACACGACCAATGTCGAGTTCACACAGAACAATCACTCGCCAGAAACGCTGGACGCTATGACAATCTATCGTCAGACGCGCAACCAGCTGCGGCAGCTGGAAGAGGCAAGGCTATGATTACAGGGATCGTTTCGTATCCCCCAGGCTCTGATGCGTACACGTTCAATCTGGAAGGCGCGGACGAGTCCGGGATCATCATCAGTCAGATCGATGGTCTCGGGCCCGCCGCGGCCTCTCTCCATATAGAGTCCGTGTACAACGTCGATGGGTCGTTCCCGACCGGAATCCAGGTGGGACAGCGCAACATCACGATCGACTTCATACTGCCCGGGGCGAATCCACAGGAGAAACGGCGACTGCTCTATCGTGCATTCCCGGTTAAACAGCGTATTCGGCTGGATGTCCGTACCGAGAAACGTGTGTACACCATTGACGGGTACGTGGAAACTCTAAACCCAGGGATATTCACGCCACAACAGACCGTGCAGATTAGTATGGTTTGCCCTCGGCCATATTTTCGCCAGATCGAGGGCTACGCTACAGCGGGCGTCGAATTCCGCCAAGCAAGCGCGTCATTCACATTCCCGATTTCCACCCCGCCCGACAAGATGTTCGGCAATCTGACCAAGACGGGCATAGTGACGGTCGATTACTCGGGCGACGCCCCGACAGGCGCGCTAATGAGGTTTGTTCTCGCGGACAATCCAGGTACTCTTTTTGTCATAAACCACGCGCGCGGCGAGACTTGGAAGATGGACTTCAACATCTACAAGCGCGTTATGGGCTACACGCCCGGTGTCGGCGACACGCTCGAGATCGACGCCCGCGAGGACAATCTATATGCTGCCGTATGGCGTCAGAATGGCCAGCGCGTCCTTACCACAGGCATGGTGGAGTTTGGGTCCGTTTGGCCCACGCTCTATCCCGGGGCAAATCCTATTGAAATATTCACCACGTACGGTAATGCAAACACCAGCTTTAGTAAAGTTGATTTGATGTACTCGCCGTTGTTCATGGGGGTGTGATGCAACGAGATATTGATTTCATCCGCGTCCTGGACGAGAAGTTGAATCCCGTAGGCGCCATCACCAAGGCACAGTGGTCGTCGTTCATCTGGACCGAACGGTACCAAGATCCGGGCCAGTTTGAATTGAAGCTCTGGGGCGGTGTGTACGAAGCCTTGAGCTCGGCTAACGACGTCCTCGGGAAATTCCTGCGAGTCCCTGTGTCGACTGAGACCATGTACGTGGAGAAAGTCCGGTATGAAGGTACGCGTACAGACCCGTACATTGTCTTGACAGGCCGCACCGCAGAAGTGATATTGGCGAATCGTGTTCTGAAAGGCCTGATCCTGCCCTACGGCGTCCCCGCCCACGAATTGTTCCAGTACGCATGGGACTGGTCGCTTGGGAAAGATGCTCAGGCTGCTCGCCAGATACCCCAGTTCCTGCTGGACTCGCCAGACCACATGGCCGCATATGTCGATTACGACCCGGATGGCAAAACGCTGCATGACTTCGCCATCTACATGGCTAAGTTGCACAAGAATGGTCTGCGCACGCGTCTACATCAAGACGAGCAAATTGCAATCAACTTCTATCGTACTCGCGATTTGACCGGTGCTTCAGGATCCGCTAACCCTGTGGTCTTCACAGACACTACCAAGTCTCTGATCAACATGGTCTACGAGAAGGACCTACTTTCGCATAAGAACATCGCTTATGTGTTCCTCCGAGGCGCGCACGACGATGCGAATGCGACGGTCTGGTTCGAGGTGGATAATGGAGCGCCCTCAGGTATTGGCCGTCGTGAAGGCATTACACAACCATCGATCACATGGACCAAAGCAGGTATGGCCACATATGAACAGCAGAAAGTGCTCACCCCGTACGGGCTTAGCTATATTTACGAGCACAAGCTCTATGACCAGATTGAGGGCGAGGCGCCCAATCAGTCTCCATGGATCTATGGCGAAACTGGGCATTACTACCTTGGCGACTGGGTAATGCTAGGCACAAAAGACAAAATCCAGCGTTGCCGCGTGCTGGAGTATACACATTCATGGACTGCCGGCGAGGGGTACCGCGGCTACCCACGCCTCGAGCCCATGCCGAGAACCTAAGGAGAATGATGGCCGTTACAAGTGGCTTCTTCAATGCCGTATCGGGTGACCGTACATATTCCGCGGAGCAGTTCGGCGCTCTGTTTAACGGTATCATCACTGACGGTATATTCCACGCCGTTGGCGAGGCTTTCCGCGTGGACGCTGTCGGTGGCGCAAAGATCCGTGTCCGTTCGGGGCGCGCTTGGTGCCGAGGTACCTGGGTTGACAACTCGGGCGACCACGATATGAACTCCGTAGCCAACACATCGGCGACTCTCTCTCGTATCGACGCTGTCGTGCTGCGTTTCGACAAGAGTTCGAGGGCCAACGGCGTGGAGTACGTGCAGGGCACCGCCTCCGCCAGCCCTAAAAAGCCTGCGATGACGAATCATGCGATGATGAAAGACATGCCCATCGCGTATATTCGTCGTCCGCCCAATGCGACCACGGTTGAGCCCGCGCATATCGAGCAAGCGGTTGGCACTACGGACGCTCCGTTCATCACCGCGCCACTTCAGAGTATCTCGGTGGATGCTGTAATTGGGCAGCTCAACACCATGATCTCGGCTTTGCAGACGAAGACTGAAGACACGATCAAGAAGGTAGATGAGGACCTCAAAGCCGTCGGTGAGGCGAAAGCCAAGTTCACCACCTGGCTATCGGAAGCTGAAGCCGCGCTGGGCAAAGCCCCCAATGCTGGATCTATCTCCACCGCTCTTGCCAAGGCCACGGCTGCCGAGAGTCAGTCGAAAACCGCGCTGGCGAATAGTCAACAGGCCGCGACGGACGCCGCGTCGGCACGTTCTACCGCTGAGGGCGTTGCCGATAAGGCCAAAACAGCCCTCGAGAAGTCGCAGAGCTACGACTCGAGGCTGACTGCTGCCGAGACCAACGCAGCCAAAGCCGCAGCGCTGGTCCCTCGGGTAGAGGTCCTGGAGAAAACACAGGCGAAGGGCGGACTCCGTAACAACTCCCTTGGCTCACGGATCACCACGGATCAGTACAATGATATCCACTCTGGGGCGTTTACTACGGTTGGCGTCGGATCCTACTGGCAACTGGGCGATCTCAAATACGTTGTCGTTGGGACTGACTGCTCCCTCGCTGACTTTCACCACGTCGTGGTCATGCCCGATAAGGCAGCATTCAAATCGCAGTACAGTGAAAGCGACAATGTTTCCGGCGGGTACAAGAACTCTCGATTGGGGCTCTTTAGAAAAACCGATTGGACAAACGCCATGCCCGCCTGGAGCGCCAGCGGGTTTGACGCGTATGTCCCGTCGATCTCGGAGCGTTGGTCCTCAGGGCTTACCGGAGCCAACGTCACGTCGAGCGAGTTCGTCGTGCAGTACTTCGGGCTTCCCACAGAGACTCAGATCTTCGGTCGTTCTTGGAACGGTCAGTCGAGCCCCCACGAGGCAGGCTTTAATGAGAACCAGTTTGACCTGTTCCGTCTGGCGCCTTGGAAGCGGATGTGCGATCAGCCCTACTGGACACGAAATCTCAAGTCCAACACTGTGGCCTGCGGCGTTACGAAGTCTGGCATGCCCGACGCATGGTATGTGAACAACACCACTGTCTACGTACGTCCGTACTTTCTGATTGGAATGCCGTAACATGGACGAAATTTTTGGACCAATCATCGCGGGAATTACTCAGGTGGTTACAGCTCTTGTATGCGCCCTAGCCGCTTCGGCGGGCTTCTGGGGATACGTGACGAAGAAAGACACCGAGAAAGACGCCCGCACGAACCTTCTTCTCGGGCTGGCATACGACCGGATTTCTCACGTTGGCATGGGGTATATCGATCGCGGCTGGCTGACCAAGGACGAGTACAAGGGCTTCATGGAATACCTGTACACGCCATATTTGGCGCTGGGCGGTAATGGTCTGGCGAAAAAGATAGCGGATGAGGTGAGCGAGCTGCCGATACACAGGCAGTAATTCATATTCGCAAGGCATATAGTGACAGAAAGGAACTATCATGCTTACGTCCGACAAAGAGATCGCCGGCCTCGCTCACTGGACCATGAGTAACAAAGCACTCCGTCTCGCTCAAAAGGCTCGAGAACTTCTCGAGTTGGGGGTTACCGAGGTGCCTAGTGAACTCATGGCTGAGTACGAGGAGGAAATGGACGATCTTCGCCACGACGTCCGCGTCTTGACCTTTGCCTGACCCTCTCAACCTAGCCAAGTGCTAGGTTTTTTTGTCAGGTGATATGATGACAGAAAGGAACCATAATGAAGAAACTTGCTTCGTCCGCTCTTCTCGCTCTCTCCTTCGTGGTGATGGCACCGGCGGTTGTCCTGCTCGCTCTCTCGCGTCTCGTGGCTTGGATCGTCTCACCAATTGTGACGATGATCATCACGGTGGCTGAGAAGTCCGGGCTGGACAGCCAGCCGTGCTATCGCCCGCTCGAGTGGCTGTCGAGCAGACTTCGGCGTTTCGTCGACTGACCCTTCTACCACCCTACCCTAGTGGTAGGGTTTTGTTTACAAAGGCTATAATGACAGAAAGGAACGTATTATGTTGCTTGACAAACAAACCTATGATGACTTCATGAATCGACTCGCCGAGGTCGATGCCCTTCTCGGTAAGGATGAGCCGCTCTATACTGCAATGGCAGCCGATCGCTTCGCTGAAATCGAAGGCGACTTGGCAACTGTTTTCTCAGATGGGCGTGTCTACACCATCGAGAATGTTGGCTTCGTCGAGTACCTGCTGGAAGTCTGGCAGAAATTGAAGAGCAGCTAACTTTCGCTCACCCTACCCTAGTGGTAGGGTTTTATTTACAGTGGCTATAGTGACAGAAAGGAAACTACAATGACCGTCTTCTTCATCCTCGTTCTCGCCCTGACAGCCATCGGCTTCGGCGCCTTCTTCGGATACGAAGCCTGGAACGCTCAGGATCGAGTGGAGATGGGGACGTTGTTCATCGAACGTTGACCCTCTCAACCTAGCCAAGTGCTAGGTTTTTTTTGTCAGAAGCTATAATGACAGAAAGGAAATCGAAATGAAAAAACTCACCACCAGCGTCCTCAGCGTCCTGGTGCTCCTCGTCCTGGCACTCCCTACCACTGTGTTCTGGGTGCTTAAAGGCGCTTACTGGTTCGCGGAGAAATCCGTGGCCGCAATCGAGCGCCTTCGAGCCCGCCTCCATCTCAGTGACGTCACAGAGGCCAAGTGGATCACCAAGGCTGGCGACTGGCTGATTGGTGCCCTCGACTGACCCTTCTACTGCCCTACCCTAGTGGTAGGGTTTTATTTTCTGACATTATAATGACAGAAAGGAACTAAAAATGTTTACTAAGAATCCCCTCCGCATCGCTTTTGGCATCGTCTTCGCGCTGTGGTTCGTTGGCTGCATCATCGTGGTCTCGCCCTTCTCTTGGGCGATGGCCGCACTCTGGTTCAGCCTTTCGTGCCGCATGCTCACGCATCGATGGCCAGTTCGGGCATGGCGGGATGTCCGCAATTCATGATCCTCTCGCACCCTACCCTAGCGGTAGGGTTTTAATTTCACGGCCTATAGTGACAGAAAGGAAAAGAGTATGATTCCTGACCCCATCAAAATCTTCATCGCAATTATGTTCACACTGTTCACCGTCATCCTGGTGAGCCTGTTGGTCGCGGCCGCTATGGTCGGCGACTGGTTCGCTCTTGGCGGCGGTGTAGTCGGAACTGCGTGTACGATTGCGTTGGGGGTGGAGCTCCTACGCTCCTGACCCTTCTCACGCCCTGCCCTAGTGGTAGGGTTTTCGTTTTGACGAAAGGAACAACATGACTGAACCCAACCACGCCTGGGCCGAACAGCTTTCAGCAGCTGTCGAAGCCACTCGTACTCAGCCCAAGGCTTGGCTTCCCGCCGGACTCTATGACACGCTCAAGTGGTGCACGCTCATCGGCCTCCCCGCGACGGCTACGCTCTACAGCGCTCTCGCAGCGGTGTGGAGCTGGGGTTTCTCTGGCGAGGTGGCCATGTCTGTCACCGCGATCTGCACGTTCCTTGGCGTTCTCCTAGGCCTGTCCAAGGCCGACTACAAAGCCAAGGATATCGATGTAAACGGCACGGTCCGTCTCGGCGGCGCAGACGCTCAGCTTAGCCTTGACGAACCCGCCTCGCCCGGCGACAAGGTAACTCTCAAGGTTCTCTGATTCAACTCCCACCAGAAAGGTTTACACAATGAACAAAAACGTCCTGTATCTCGTCGGCGCCTCCGGCTCCGGCAAATCGTCTCTCGCCCGCTCGCTTGAAAAGTGTGGATTCAACTGGATCCGTGGAGCAGTAACGCGTCCGACATGCCTCGACCCGTTCAAGCGCCATGTAATCATCGGAGAGCCCCAATTTGCAAGGGACGCCCTGGGTGAGGGGCTGTTGGTGGTGGTACTCTGGGCCCACCCTCTGAACGTCCGCGAACGTCTTGCCAAGCGGGGATACGACACGGACCGTATTGACCAGCTCCTGACCAAAGAAGTGGCTGAGCTGAACGGCTTCGCTGAGTATGCCCGTGAAGACGCCCTGCTGTCCGAGTGGCTCGAAGACGGCCCTACCGCAAGAGCACGGCTGCGGTATCGTTTTGCAGTGTGCCGGAACGACACCTACTGGGACCGATCGCAAATCATTGATTTCATCGAACAGGAGGTGGTGTTCGATTGAGCACGAAAATCAACAATGTACTGTACCTCATCGGGGGTACGTGTACGGGAAAGACTACACTAGCCCGCAAACTTGAAGAGCAGGGATTCAAATGGATTCGTAGCATAACAACTCGCCGCCCACGCCCTGGTGAACGCGACGAGTACAAGGGATGGGTCTCCTCGACGGCGTTCTACGGTATGGAGCAGGCCGGGGAATTGGACTATATTCGCGACTACGTCACGCACGACGACCTCTGGCGCTATGCGTTCTTGCATAAGGACCTGGAGTTCGAGGCTGCCAAGCGCTACGTCATGATCGGTGACCCCGTGTCTGCGAAACGCGCTCTTAACGAGTTCGATAACGTGCTGATGCTGATGGCGATGTCTGACACCGTCTATGAACGCCTCGAGTCCCGCGGTTGCAGCGAAGCATTTATTCAGCAAAGGCTAGCAAAAGACGACGAGGACTTCAGCAGCCTCATGCGGTTTGTTCAGAGACGTTCAAGGGCTCCCTTCTGGACTTGGAACCCGCCGATGCGTGTGTCCGGCCCACCGTATAATATGATGGCCTGCTCCAACGACTTCGAGTCTGACATTCCTGAAATCATCGAATGTATTGAAAGGCGGATGCCTCGCCCATGACCGATTGGTACAAACTCTTGCGCACAGCCACGCCGTATATTCTCACATCTTCAGCCCTGGTAGGGGTTGGTTTGACGGCTTTCTTCACGGCCAAAGGGGCGCTTAAAGCCCAGGACATCCTGATCCGCAATGAGGCTCGCGAGGCGCCCTTCCGCCGGAAGATCGCCCTGGTCTGGAAGGAGTTCATTCCGGCGGTTTCTGTTGCCGCGGTGACCGGAGCGTCGATCGTTGGGCTCCACGGCGTCCTCGGGCGGCGGATTGCGTCTGTTGCAGCTGCCACCGCCGTGGCTGAAACCCAGTTGGACCGGCTCAAGACTGCTGTAAAGGAAACCGTGGCGCCGCAGCAGCGCGAAGAGATTCAGAACGCTGCGTCTCGACCTGTGGCTGAAACCCAGATCGCCCCGCCTGTCGCTGACGACCTCGCCGAAGGTACGCAACTCTGTTTTGAGGCGTACTCGGGGCGATATTTCATCGCATCGATGGAGGATATTCGGGCCGCGGTGAACAGCGTGAACGCGCAGATCAACAATTCGCTGTACGGGTCCATCAATGATCTGTACGACCTGCTCGGTCTCGAACGCACCCGCTACGGCGACGATGTTGGATGGAACAGCGACCATCTCATCGAGCCCTGTTTCTCCGCCGACCTGACCGGCGACGGCAGGCCCTACATCGTTCTGGACTACGAGAAAGGCCCGGTACATACGTATGACCGAATTTACTGAGACGACCCTGGAATACGAATACGGCCAGCGAGAGGCTCTGGTCATGTACTACCTGGGGGCCGCCAAGCATATAGAGTACTATGCGCGGGACCTTCGCCGTATCGAAGGCGAGGCGAACTGGAAAGAGCTCCATCTCCCGCGTGCGGCTTCATGCCTGGCCAATGCCAGGACCCAGCTACGAGCAATGCGAGAAATGTTCGACGAGCTACCAGACGTTCGAAAACAGAGTGCCAAGACCAGTCTACGCCATCACACTCTTCAAGTCCGCGAGCTGTCCACATGGTACCGCATTATGCGGTGAGCTATAATTACAGTGCCTATAATGACAGAAAGGAATAACATGTCTGATTCTCCCAAGACTTCTCCCCTCGCCCGAGTGAAAGAGTGGATTACTGCACATCCAATCATCACCGGCATTGTTATTGGTTCATCAGTGATGATCGCGTGTGACGTGATCGCAAACGTGTACCAAAACCGTGCCGAGGCTGAGTTGGGCTCGAACCCCGCTCTTGAACTCGAAGCCGAGGGGGAAGCCGAGTGACCTTCTGACGCTCTTCCCGTCACGCCCTACCCTAGTGGTAGGGTTTTATTTTCTGACATTATAATGACAGAAAGGAACTATAATGGTTGAAACTCACTTGACCTTCCGGACCATCGACTTCATCGACACCTTCCTCGATGGCCTTGAACGGCTGGCACCGAACCGGTACATGTACAGTCATCTGGACGCGCTCGACGCGTTCAATGAACTGCTGTTGGTTCGCGCCTCCGGCGAGGCTGCGAGGTTGCGTCGACGTATCGCTCGGGTCCGGGATGAGGTCTCGGAGGCTCTCCTCTGACCCTTCTACCGCCCTACCCTAGTGGTAGGGTTTTACTAACCCGGATACGACCAGAATGGCGTTTTATTTTCACCTTCCGTATGCAAGGAGACCGTATGATCAAGAAAGAAATCACCGTTGACGGATTCGACGGCCCTGAAAAGCGCACCTATTACTTCCACCTGACCAAGTCCGAGGTTATGACTTGGGTGAAAGAGTCGGGCGGTCAGCTCCAGAAGGACCTCGAGCGGGTCAGTAAACTTGATATCGGGGACGACCTCACCGACCTCTTCGAGATGGTCGGGCGTGTCCTCCACCGCGCAGTCGGTGAGCGCGAGGGCAGGCGGTTCGTCAAGAACTCTGAGATCGCCGATGATTTCGTGTTCTCTGGAGCTCTGGACGCGGTCCTGGCGGATCTCCTTGAGCACCCCGACGAGATCGAGAAGTTCACGGCTGGGCTTCTCCCCGCAGGGGTGATGGGCGAGGCAGCCAGGCTGACTGCGTGATATCAGAGAGCGT